TCTTCTTTTAGATCAACTCCCGAACACATTCTAATGGTACACTGTCTTACAACTGTGTTTGTGAAAAATGATCCTGCGGGAAGGGATTTTGTTTCAGTGGTATTCGCCGATGTTTTTATAGTAACTCTAGGGCCACCAAATCTACCAGTTAAATCGTTTCCTTGTTTAACTATAGCCTCTCGAATTCCTAATTGTTTAAAAACAAAATCTCTAAATGTTTCTTTAAAAATTGACATAACTTTTTATTTATTTATTTCTTCAAAGGCTGCTATTATTGCATATTGGTCCCTTGGTATTCGTATTTCTAACCCTGATTTTAGTTTAAAACTATCTCTCCTTATGATGTCTGGGTTAGAAATAGCAATGATCCACCATAAATCTACATCGTTATAAAAATAGTTAGCTAGGGTGTCAAGTCTATCTTCAGCTGTTGTTATAACATATATATCACTTATAGATAAAGGAATAGGAGGGTATTTCGCTACTTTAAATATGCGTTTACCTTCTGTTATTCTTTTTTTTAGGAAATTTATTCTACTAGGCATAATTATAGAGGGGTATTAGGTCCTTGTCCCACAGAATTTAGTAATTCATCATCTTCCTGCTTCAGCTCATAATTATATTCTTCAGCAGTAGGAGGTTCCATAGGAGGGAGAGGTGCTTGGCTTCTTACTACACTAGGTAACTGCAGTCCAGGTTGAGCTACTTCATTATCTATTAAAGAAGGGGGTTTGTGACCACCATGATGTATGTCAAGATTACGATCTTCGGGGGGTTTGGTTGTTAATTCAGGGGGTGTGGGTTCAACTATAGGTGTGCTTATTGTTTCTTCTAATAAGTCTACATTTTTATTTAACTTATGCATCCTTTCCCTTACATCTTTTACTGTTGATGTTTGTATAGTTGGAGAGGAGGGGGTAAGAGTCCATCTCTGTGGTGGTTCCAGGTTACGATTAACAGTATGTGGAAGTATAAAGGGAGAATGGACTGATTTTTTTGGTAAAAAGTTGTGTACAGGAGTAAACTGAACGCTAACATCTAATACATGAGGTAAAACATTCATATGTTTATCTATATGTCCCTCTGGGCTTGATATTGATATTTCCCAAGGGTAATCTTTTTGCCATTTAATATTTACAGAATTTATAATTCCCGGTATTCTGTCCATCCAAGACCCTATAGTCAATCTTACAAAAGGAGTTCTCATTCTACCCGTCTCTCCATAATCGGGGGCAGTATTTGATACTAAGAAATTTAATTTCCTGTATAAAGGCATCATTTCGTGACGACTAGTTGCTGCTATTTTAAAACTAAAATTTATACTACGTTTAAATGAATTATATGTGTAAAACTCTTCACCTCTACCATTGTACTTAAATGTGTTATGAGATGCTACAAAATTATCCCCCATATCATCTAAGAGTGCCCTAAAAACAGTGGTTTCATATTTATCTGATTTTCCAATATTGTCATTGTTTACCATCTCAAATTTAAATCTGATAAGGTCCCTTACATATTGTGTATCTGTATCCCCCGTGGAATCAAAGATATCCATAGAGTTTATTGTATCTATTTTGCTAGCGTCATATACACTATAATCATGGAAATTAGTATCTCCAATTTTGTGTGTTAAATAACTATCTCTAATACCATCTCTACGAGAGCTAGCTCCTGGATTACCCATATTGATTCTTTCTTCTCTATGGTATGTTTTATTAGGGAAGTTTTTAACCTTTTCATTGTAATTTGTTCCTATACCCTTAGTTACTAATGCAAAATTGTTTGCTTTAGAAGTTGAATTATTTACAGGTTGAAAATTTTTATGTATTTCATAGGATGCTTCTACTGTGCTGTTTGGTTCGGGAATTTGGATTATGTCTACTGTTCTTTCCCCCCTTACCATGTCTATTAAGTTACGCCAAACAAAACCATGCTTTGGGGTTAATGTACCAAAGTTATGAGTTAATCCTGGAATTCCCCCCGAAGCATACCATGGGGCTATTTTATTATGGTATAAATGGGGTAAATTAACATAATCAGAATATTTTTCCATTTTATCCCTAAATCTCCCCATATCCTTTTCATCAATAAGGGGTCTTGATTTAATAGGCATATCTACTTGGGGGGTTGATTTTCTCCCCCCTAAATACCCCTGACCTATTTTATTTCTATCAATATTTATTCTAACACCTGATGTTTTGGAAGGGTTTCTTGTGTCTCCATATTTATGAATGGTTGTATTTCCTATTCCATAAGTTGAACCCGGTCCCCCACTGTAATCATATAGTACACTAGAAATATTTTCACTATCTATGTGGTAATTAAATAAGTTTCTTAGTCTATTTGTATCACTATCATTAAATAATTTATCAGAATCCACATAACCATTGTTTGATGTAGGTAGTAATCCTTCTCTTTTAACGTGAAGTCCTGTGCCTGAGGATACAACAGAGGCTAATGTATTTACACCTAAATTATAGGTTCTTTGATTTGCCTTTGATATATTTATTCCAGGCTTGCCTATTTTTGGGTTAGTTTTTTGTAAACCTACTTGTTTGACTAAAAAGGATATTCCCTTGGGAGAAAGAAGAAATTTTCCTATTCTCTCACCATCTGTTATTAGTCGTTCGGCGTGAGTTATTAAACCTCCTCTTATAAAACCCCCTGTTATTGTGTCTCCTAAGACTTGGATTTCTGGGTTTTTTGCAAATAAATCTACTGTGGGATTAATTACAAAAGGTTCCTTACTAAAACCCTCTCCCGGTCTATCATATGCTCTTCCTTGACCAAAACTAAGTGATTTTTGGTTAAATTGTTTATGGTCAAATATAGAAGTAGATTGGTCATAATTAAAACCCCCAGAGTCTACGGGGGTATTATGGTTAGGGTAATAACTTAATCCCTGTTCTAAGTTAGTTAAAAGTTGTCGTAATGCCATAACTTATTAGCCAGGTAGGTTATCTATATATTGGGATGGAGTGGCTCCATTATTTATGTCCTGGAAAGGAGAATTACTATCAAATCCCGGTACTTGAGATAATGAATTTATATGTTTTTGTGATGCTGCTTCTGTAGGGAGTTGTGAGGTAGGTCCAGGGACCCCATTTAAATCTTGAAATGGGGAGGTGGTGGGGGCTGGTTGATAAGTGGTTCCAGAGTTAGTAGAGGTTGAATGGTTTGTTAATAAATCTACCATATGATCTCCTGTTCCGTTTCTACTATTAAATGGTGAATCGCTGGTTCCATTCAATGTATTGTATAAGGGATCAGGTAGACCATCTAGATCTTGGAAGGGGGAATTAGTAGGGATTTGTAATAATGAATCTATATATAAGGTTGAACTTGGTCCATTATCGAATGAGGGTCCTTGCATTGATTCCATATCTTCCACAGGAGCCGTTGGTCCTGGTACTAGGTCGAATTGTGATTTTAAATTTCTTAATCCCATAGTGTTTTATTGTTTATTATAAATATATACTAGACAAACTTAGATTGATGTCTTGCTTCTTCTGAATATCTTCCTCCATAAGCATTTGAGTTATTTGCATTAAAAGAATCATATTGTATTGTACTTTGTACTATAATGGGGGCGGGTGATTGTTGAGATGGAGGGGGAGGTGGGGTAGACTGTTTATTCCCTCCCCCTAAATTAGTTCCCGCAATTATTGAGTCATCTTTATGGAGCTGAATTGATCCCTTTGGGTGATTAACTGTCATACCCTCTGAGCTAATCTCACCATCGTCCATAGAAGATACTCCTGCTATTAAACCCCCTAAAGCAGCTGCGGATGCTAGGGCTATAGGTAATCCTAAAGGACCCATCATAAAGGAGCCTTCGAATATCTTAGCATATGCACTTATTAATGATTTAACTGCCATTACTCCTTGTATAGCTACCAAGGCTCCCATGACCCCTACTAACGCCCCCGCGGCTACTGAGGTTTGAGATACAAATCCCACTAAATTTGCAAAACCACTTATTATAGGTTCTAATATTCCTAATATATCACCAAAAATGCTTTTTAATTTTTCTACAGATGCTGCCATTTTATCTTGTGCTGATAATGCTTCTAGGTTGGCTGCTATATCATGTCTCCCCTCAGCTCTTGCTTCTGCTGCTAAAGCATTAAGGTCTGCTTTTTTAAGTAACTGGTCCGATAATTGATCTGAAGTCATCCCAACAGATTTTGCTAAAGCGTCTTGTTGTAAAACATTCATTTTAGTAAAATCACCAAAATCACCAACATTCTTATTAATTTCACTCATTAAAGTATCATAATCACCCGTTAATGCTGCTAATCTGGCTTTTTCAAGGTTTAACTGTTTACCTATAAGTAATTCTGCTTCTAATTCGGCTGATATAGATGATTCGAAATTTAATAGCGCTTTTCCAGCGTTTGCTACTTCATTTAGTTCCATACCTAAAGCTTTAGCATGGGCTACTGACTCTGCTATTGCTTTGGGGTTAGCCCCTAATTGAGCCCTAATTTGGCCCGTTATTTTACTAGTAGCCTCTAATACCCCTTTAATATCTAATCTAACACCGTGTTCATTCTCAGCTGCTAAAACCCCATCAATTTGGCTTAGATATGCTTCTCTAATTCCTTGACCCGTTACGTTGGCTAATCTAGATAATTCACCTACTGCTTCTTTACTCATTACTTGAGCTTTTAAAAGACGATTGGTGTCCAAAAGTTGTTGGGAAGTAAACTGTACCCCTGTACCTCTTATTTGGTTTAGTGCTGCATTTGCCTCCATTAATCCTTGGGAAGTTGCTAGTAAATCTCCAGAAGTAGCAGAAGCCATAGACATTTCCTCTCTGAACCCCTTTGCTTCGTCTTTACTTATAGCTAACCCCCTCTGTAGGTCTCTTAGTTGGTTACCATAATCCATTAAAGATTTTATAATCACTAGAGGGTCCTGCATGTTTTTTATGATGGATTTACCTATTTGTCCTATTTGAACAGCCATTCCTTGGAATTTTCCTATTATTCCAGGTAATAATTTTCCCTCTTTTTCTAAGTTCTCTAATCTTTCTCTTGAAGCCTCTTTTATCTCAGTAAGATCCCCCAAGGCTCCCCCTGTCATTTTATTTATAACATCTAAAGATTTTCCTGTTAGTCCAAAGGAATTTTCTATTTTTTTAGCGTGATCTAGTTCTTTTTTTAAAGCACCATCAATATCAGCATGTTGGGAGATTTGAGCTTGTAACCCACTGCTTATGTCTTGAAGGGCGTTGGATTCCAAGGTTCTTCCCTCCCTTCTAGCAATTATAGCTTTTTTAGCTATTTCATTTTGCTCAGATACTAAATTTTTCCTAATTTTAGCACTTTTCTCCAGATCCTTATTTATATCTGTTGATTTTCTTTTTAAATTGTTTATATTTTCGGCGTCTGCTACTAAGGAGGCATTTAGTTTTGATAGGTCTCTTGTTGTTTTATTAATATTCTTAGCAGCTTCATTGCTAAGTTGATATGCTCCAGTTAGCTCCCTTGCAAAATCAACAGAGTTTTTAATTTCATCTGTGTTTTTTCTATTTATATCTAAATTTTCATTTAGAAACCCCTGGAGGTCCTTTAATAATTGTTTTCTATCTTCTGACATTGTTATATTATTCCTATATAAATATGAATAAATAAAAGACGCTTGCGCGTCTCCTATTTATTAAAATTATATGTTGATGAGGGGTTTATATTAGGTCTTGATACTTGACCCTCCCCTATATTAGATTGACCTTTTTGTTTGTCCATCTCTACTTGTTGTTTCTTATTGGATTCATTAATTTTTCCAATATGAAACCTTCTCATCCAAACTGGCATATTGTAAACCTCTGAGTGTATAAATCCACCACCTCCATGGTACACTAGGTCGTGCAGTTGGGTAAATAGGATACTCCTATACTTCGGCGTCAGGCCAAAAAAAGCTGACATCGATAGGGATATTTACTCTCGATGTATTGCCTTTGTTATCCTCATACTCGAATGTTAAGTCAACATCGGGTTGAATATCTGCGGCATAGTTTCTTAATGCTCTTGAATCTCGTGCTAATAGTTGTGTGTCAACGAATTCACGAATGGTTTTTTTCTCACTATCACCATTTATAGAGGTAATAATATATTTCATCCTAGTTGTTACTTCAGATGATGATTTTTTATCGATTTTTTTAAGACCCTTAATCTCATTGGTAATTGATCTTTCATCCTTATGTGTTAAAAGTTTGAATGTAATTTCTGTTTTAGATGTGGGGAGGGTGTAGTTAAATGCGTTTGAGCCCTTAGTGATTAATTTTTCATTTAAAGGTTTATCTTCTACATTTGTCAAATCCACTTCTATTTCCTCCCCCTTATATTTAAAAGAATAATCACTACCATAACCTAAAATACGAGCTGCAATTAATATTGCATTTTTATCTCCTACTAATAGGTCATCATAGTTAATTTTTGTTACTATTAATGATTTAAGTAGTTTATCTATTACTGTTCCATTTTCAATATAATTTTGGTTTGTGAGGATGTCTTCATGAAAAGCTGTCATATAACGCATCTCTATAACTCCCTTAGATAGGAGGGAGTCTTCTGGGTATAATAATCCTTTTGAGGGTAATGTTACTTCCTCTGTGGGGAAGGTTGATTTTGTTTGTTCCATAACGTTGTTTAGTGTTTATAACTTGTTTCAGATATACATATATAAGAGGTAAAGAAACTATATATTTTCTAAGAGTGTTTGTTTAAATTAAAAAACCCTCTATCGATAATATATCAATAGAGGGTCGAAACCTCGAGTGGGTCGTGTGGTTTTAAATCAATAGTTCAAGATAGCATAATCCATTCTAATTCCCAATGTAATATTTGCAGGTGTGTCTGAACTCCAATCGAAATCTCCGAAGTTAGCTGATTTTACATAAGCACCTTTACATATCCACTCTTCAACAACGTCTCCTACAGGGCCTAAAGCGTTAAATCTAATATCTTTTTTATAGAAATCAGAGTAACCATCTCTACCTGTTACTGATTCGTGTGATAAGCGGACCCACTCCATTACCGCTTGGGCACCTGAAGGTGTTACTGGGTCATAAAGTTCAGCTGTGATATCTTGCCAATCCGCTTTTCCTTTAAGTTTTCTTTTCACGTTGATGTGGTCAAGAGTTATGTCTCCAAATGTAACATTTGGTCTACCCACTTTCTTGATTAAATATGCTGGAATACCATCAATATACATTACAAACCTATTTTGTACCTTTGGTTCAAAAGCGGTGAACATAGTTTCATTTGTGTTTAATATTGCCATCTTGTTATTGTTATTGTTATTGTTATTGTTATTTTTGTTGTTCTATTATAAATATAAGCTTCCTAAACCTATGAGTTAAAGGTTGCTCCAGTTGGTAGTACATTAAAGTCAAGAACAATATATTCTGCTGTTTTAGTTGGTTGGAGATAAATAGCACCTACTAATTGGTTTCTATCAATTACATCTGGTGTATTATTACTTTCATCCATTTGTACTCTAAAGGCATATAAACCTTGTCTCTGTTGTACTGATTCTAAGTATGGGTTGACTATATTTAAGAATCTATTTCTTGTTGCTTGGGTATTTTGCTCAAACACTAGGTATCTTGAAGAGCTTGCGATGTATTTCTTAACTGCTATTAATAGTCTTCTGACGTTAATTCTATCAAGTGCTGATGCTCTTTCTTGTAGTGTCTTCTGACCCCATATCGCTACTCCTGTTTGTGGGAAGGTTGCAATAGGGTTAATTTTAGCGTTGTATAGTCTATCTCTTTCAGACTGATTTAATCTGATTTTTGCTTCTAATACATTCCCTAATACTCCTCTATTTAGTCCAGCTGGTGCGAACCATTCTGCTCCTATTCTGTCGGATGCTGCGATAGCTCCAGGTACAATTACTGAAGGTGGTACTAACACTGGCTTATTAGCTGCTGTGTCGAGTACTTTAACCCATGGGTAATAAACGGCTGCATAATTTGTATCTAAACCATCTGCTGCGTTAACTGCTTCGTTAACTGATTGGTCATACTTGGCTAAATCCATTATATAAAACGCATCGCCACGTGTTTCCACCATATCCGTTGCTGCAGTAGTTACTGCTGGGTGTATTTGTTTTATTACTCCTGGTAAAGCTAGCATGTTAATGTCATACTCGTCTTGGTTTGAGAGAATATCTAATGCTTTCTTATATCCTGTGTGGCCTGCTTCTCCATTTTTGAGGTTGAAACCGTATAAGTTAGTACCAGCGGTGTATGAATCTGCTAATGTGCTTTCATTTCCTGTGAACTTAACTGTCCAAGGGGCAACACCATCATCACCTCCCTGGAAAGGAACTGAAAATTTAAGTTGGTTTGCTGTTGGGCCATCTGCTCCTGTAGTGTCTAATGAAGCACTTAACGAACCTGTGAACAAGCTTGAACTTGCATGTCCCCTGTAGTTTTCAACATTAAAGTCGCCTGATACGTTTACTTCTGTTGTGTCAGGCAATTGTTTAATAAAGTTTGCATTGTCTGCTGCTTTTTCATTGAATTTCCATCCTAAGTATCCTCTTGAGTTATAAACACCACTTACTGTCTGTGTTCCTTCATAGGAAGCCGATGGGAAAGTACAATTAATAGATAATGAAGCTGTTGATATAGGGTTTGTTATTGCTTTAAATCCTTTAGGTGAGAGTTTTGGTGACGTTGCTTTTGAAGCAACTGCGTCTGCTACTTCTACTCTGATATAATCTGAGATGTTTGAGAAGTCACCTAGTAATTCAACTTTATCTAATGTGCTGTTGTATTGTGGGTATCTATCGCCTATTACTCTTGAGATATAATTTGGAGAGTCAGGGTCTAGGGTAACGTTGTTATATTGTTCTAATAGCGAAATAGATTTATCTTTATCTGAGTATTTTCTAACAGATACAGAGAAGGATGAATACTGCTCTGTATTATCTATGTTGCTTGGTTCTCTTAAATTAGAAATAGATATTTTAAACTCTGTGTTTGTTTCAACACCGTGTGCAATTGTGTGGAATTTAAATAGCTGTTTTGTTGTAGTTCCATCTACAAACTGTGAAGTAATAAAGGGTGTAGAAGCGTATGAATATCCTTCTGTTGCATCTATTAAACCACTATATGTTACAGGAGTAGATTGGGGATTCAATTGAATATATGAGCCTGAACCTAGGGAGCCATATCCTGATAAACTAGAGCCTGTTGCTAATATGTCTGTCTGTAAGTTTTTAAAATTGATAAAGGTATATCCTGGAGTACCATCATAATCTACTACTCCTGATTTACTATTATCAGGTGAGTTTCCTAACTGATTAAATATGTAATTTGAGTTGGCTGGGTTGATACTTGCTGTTGTGGTGTACTCAGATATAGAGGATCCTGTGAGACTTAAATTAAATGAACCAGAAATGTTATCTCCTGTTAGGGTCGAATTCCTTAGTCCGGGGGTTTCCACATTCTTAGAAGGGTAAATTACACCTAAAATTACTTTATCAGAGGTAGTTGAACCTGTTGCTATTAAGGCAATAAATTCGTTTGTTCCATTTTTTAATGTGTATCCACCTCCTGCTAATACTCTACATACAGTTACTGATCCTGCGTTTTTTAGGTATTCTCTAACTGTTTGTGGTACGAAAGTATCTGAACTAAGTGTTCCAAATTTTCTTTCATATTCAGCAAAGTTTTTTACTACTGTTGGGACAAATGCTGGGCCTTTTACTGTAGGTCCTACTATTGCCGCCCCTATTGCTCCTACCCCCTGTGGTAGGAATGATTGGTCGTTTTCTCTAGTAAATACACCGGGTGAGATTATTTGTTCTGCCATCTTATAATATTGTTAGGGTAGGTTGTTTCTTGATTGTTCCCATATAAATATAGAAGAGAGCTCAAACCAGCCAACAGTAAGTTAATAGTTGGCATTATATTTGTTAATTATACAAGTATAATATTATATTATTCCTGGGGGGTAAAGTTGCCTGTTTCTATGTCCAAGCTACCCTTACCATATTTTTCTGATAATGAAGATGCTAGGTTTGTTTCTTTTGTTTCCAATAACTTTAATTGTGATTTTAGGAAAATTTCCTGTTCTTCTAATTTAATTTTACTCATACTTAGTTGACCAAATGAATGTGTAAGTTGTGAAATTTGTGATTGAAGGTTCTGTAATTCCTGGACTTCCTGAGGGGTAAACTTTTTGGGTTCCCCTACAATTTCTGAGGGTGAAGGTAATTTTTCTTTTTGCATAACTTTTAATTTAGGGTTTTGGATATATATATAAAAGTATCATACTCCCACCACCTTTAATATATTTGTTGTTATTACACTATTTATACCCCCAATATCAGCAAAAGCTACTCCATTAACATTATTACCATACCCATTTATTGTTTCAGTGTAAGTAAGATATATTCTAGCTCTATAATCCATACTATTTTTATGGGTTGTAGAAAAAGATGTGCCAGTACCCATATAATCATAATCATGTTCAACTATAGCTACAATAAAAGCACTGTTGTTTTGTATGTCTGTATTAGCTGTTGAATTAAGAGGAATAGTATTTGTGTGTGCTAAATCCCATGGGGTAAATTCGCTACTATATTCCGTGTTATAGTCTATTGAATTATAAAAGTCTGATATTGCTAATGAAGATAATCCGTCTCCACCAAATGCTGTGCTTTTTAAAATAATAACATCCGCACTATTATCTGTTATGCCTACTATGTCAATTGAAGCATTTGTTATTGTTCCCAATATCCCACTAGTATCAAAATATATAAACGTTCTGTTCATAGTATGGGTATTTCCTCCCCTTATAACCGCAGATTTATATAATATACCTTCATTCCCTCCTTGTAGGAACGCACTTCCCGATTCTCTTGCAGATGTGTATGAGGAATTGGTTATTCCTCCTATACCTCCCTCATCTGTGCTATTTATAGATGCCATTCTGGTAAATAATAAATTGATCCATTAAAATATATGTTTAGGGGAGGGTTCACTGGGTACTTTTTATAATTAACGTTAGGTATGTTATAATTATTGGCTTCTCCCTCTATATTATTCCACCATGTAGCCCTACCTCCCTTATTCATTAAAGGTGATAATGAGGAGCTAAAATATATCATGTCCTCATCTCCAAAAGTGTCATAAAATAACCCATCATATGTGTTTAAATTATGTTTGACATCATACCAACTTCCCGTTATTATATTTACATTAGGTTTACCAAAAGCCCATTCTTGGGCCTTTGGGATTATCTCCGGATGGTTTTCTATTATAGTATGGGAGGAAATAGAATGGGATTGGATATACCCTGCGGATATACCCATTCCAAAACCTATTTCTAAAATGTCTCCCCCCCTTTGACATACATACTCTGCTGATGCTGACATTAAAGTATGTTCCCATGACATCATTACTTCATACCGATGTCCCCCTTCTATATAGTAAATCTTATCAGATTCAAATGTTAATATTTTATCTATAAAAGCCATCATTATACTAATTCTACCCATGTATTATCTGGATTAAACCAAATTTGGTTATTTGTTGAATTTAAACTATAACCCACTATTCTGACAACATACCCCCCTGTTGTGGGAGGTGTTGATGTTGCCCTACCTGATACTTGGCT